AAGAATTTGTTTTTCTATTAATGCTTTCATTAAATCTTTGTTTTTCCTAGTGTAACAGCAGCATCTTGTGCTGTGAAGTCTTCAGTTGTCCAAATACTAGTAGTACCATCCTCTTTCTTATATGCCTTGATAATTTCAAGATGCCTTACATTTCTATCTATTTCTTCTTTCTGCTCATCTGTTAAAGAAGATAAAGCAGCAAGAGTGTTTATTACAGTTACACTATCTCCAGCATTAGTAAAGATAGTTGCAATTTCTTCAGCGGTACGTTCAGCCATTTGATTTTAGTTTCTCAACCTCTATTGTAAGCTCTTGGATCGCTTTGACAAGAATTGGTACTAACTTACCGTAACTTGCTTCTAAACGATCAGGGTTATCATCCATAACAAGACCTAAATAATCAGCGTCATTTTCTTTCTGTAGTTGCTGGAAATCTTGTGCTATAAAACCAGCTTCATACGATCCATCCTTACCATTACCATCTCTAGTTTCCCATTTAAACTTAACAGGGTTTAAAGATTTTACAAAATCTAAACCAAGATCAAGAATATTTATATCCGTTTTATCTCTTCTATCTGATAGAGAACTTATTGTCTGAACATTACAGCGTAAACTATTTATATTAGTACTTCCCAAAGTTACTGAATTACTGGTAGTTGCTGATGCAGGCCTTGCTTGATACCCAATAGCAAGGTTATAGCCTCCAGTAGTTGTGTTATCACCAGCTTCATAACCCATAAATGTATTACTTTCACCTGTTGTTATATCATTACCAGCTTTATGTCCAACACAACTATTTCCAACCGCAGTAGTTGCACTATCAAAAGCATCTTTCCCCATTACCACATTCCAATACCCTTCTGTTAAAGACCCAGCTGCAGAGTGTCCTATAACAACATTACTAAACCCAGAAGTTACATTTCCTGCGGTAAAATAACCTATTCCTATATTTGTAGAACCTGTGACAGCGGTGGAATTATATCCAAGAACTTTATATCCAAGGACTATGTTATTATCGCCTGTTGTAATTGTATTGCCTGCATTATATCCAATTAAAGTATTTCTTATTGCACTGGTGCCACTAAAACTGTTTCCAGCGTCTGTTCCACCGACAGTATTTCCTTGTGCGTCTGAACTTAAACCACCGCCAGAAGCTGCTGCAAACCCTGCTTCTCCATTGGCATCAACTGTCAGTATATGTCCTTCAGTAGGAGTTCCACCATTGTCTTTTAGAATAAAATCAATGCCAGGAACTCTAAATTTAGTAATATTACTGTCACCTATAGTTACTTCATTAGATATTGTTGCTGAACTAGCTGTTGCCTCGTAACCTATTAAAATATTATTTGATCCAGTAGTGAGATTATTAGTTCCACTATTACCAGCTTTATAACCAATCGCAGTGTTATTAGATCCTGTCGTGAGGCTATATAAACCAAAATAACCTAATACTTCATTTTTTGTCGCTGAAGTAGCACTTCCTAAAGAATAATGCCCAACACCAGTATTAACATTACTAGCACCTGTAAGACTTAAGCCTGAAAAATATCCGATACCTATAGCATTACTGACAGCACTTCCATTTTTAAGGGCAAAAGTTCCTATAGCTATATTTGTGCCACCCGTAGTATTTGTTTCTAAAGCCGACTTCCCAATCGCCACGCAATCATCACCCGTAGTAATTGCTGTACCTGCGTCTTTTCCAAATAATGTATTATTACTTGCATTTGTGCCATCAAAACTAACCCCTGCATTAGTACCAGCTACAGTATTGTTCTGTGCATCAGAAGTAACTCCACTTGCTGCGAATCCTGCTTCTCCGAGAGAGTCGACTGTTAGTACATGACCTTCAGTTGGTGTACCACCGTTATCTTTAAGAGTAAAGTTAATTCCAGGGATTCTAAATTTAGTAATATTACTGTTACCTAAAGTAATTTCATTAGAAACAGTTTGAGAACTTAAATAAACTTGCCTACCTATAGCAATATTATTACTACCACTAGCCGTAATACCGCCAGATGGTATGGGAGTTTCATAACCAATGTATATGTTATCTCCGCCACTGGTAAATGTACCAGCACCAGAACCTATATGTACATTTTTACTTGTAGTCGTTAAATTTTCACCAGCTTGACGACCTATTAAGGTATTAAAACCGCCTGTAGTAAGTTCTGAACCAGCTTTCGCTCCTATCAATGTATTGGCATAAGAAGTTGTAATCGCATCACCAGCGAAGGAACCTACAGCAGTGTTCCATGATCCATAAAATGTATAATCTCCACCAGCATTATCGGCATTTTTTAATGCTTGATAACCTATACCTGTATTTTCATAAGAATCCTTTGTAGCTTTACAAGCTTCAAATCCAATCGCTGTAACGCCAGAACCCGTGGTTACATTTGCAGCAGCTTCAGAACCAAAAGCCGTTATTCCATCTGCTGTGGTTAGATCTGTACCAGCGTTATACCCAACTAAAGTGTTATCGAGACCAGAACCAGCAGTAATAGAATCTCCAGCGTTTGTACCGCCAATAGTATTTTTATCAGAATCAGAAGTTAATCCTCCTCCACTAGATGCTCCAACTTCTACAACTGATCCACCATCTGTCTTAGTAAAAACACCACCATCAGTTGTATTAATACCTATTTCACCAACATCAAGATCTGAGGCACTAGGATCGCCAGTACCTCTCTTATGTTTTATTGTTGTCATTTAGAATGAACCCCCGTCTATTACTCCAACTGTTAAAAGACCACTAGAGGGATTGTAAGATAGTCCAGTATCTGTTTCTATTCCTTGTGAACCTGTAGCACCATCAACAAATGTTAAATATACAGTTTCATCAGTTGAGTTGTTAGCTGTAGCAGTGATATTAGTAGCAGTAGAAGCGGTTGTAGCGGTGGCTGCATTTCCCGTAATGTTTCCGACAGTGAATGTAATTTCATCACTTGAGGCATCAGTTGTTATTGCTAAACCTCCAGCACCTACAAATGTAGCTGTATCAGTCGTACTATCAGCAGCTACAGTTGTTTGCCCTGATACCGCAATACTAGAAAAAGCATTTTGGTTTGTATCTCCACCTCCACCAGAGGCACCCCATATTAAACCATTAGTATTGTCATACTTAAGTACATATCCGTCTGTAGGAGAGTTATGTATATCTAACATCGCTTCTGTTATAGAATCAGCTGTCACAGAGATTGCATGACCAGAAACAGTTATTCCAGCACCACCAGTAAGGCTTACCCAATCAAGACCCCCAGATCCATCTGTTTTTAATAATTGATTATTATCGCCATCGGTATTAGGAAAAACAAGAGTATAGCTTGCACCTGCACTATGAGGTGGGGATTTTAGTTTTATGCCATGACTATTTTCAGCACAATTTAATTGAATATATCCTTCGGTTTGACCAGATGTACCTTTAATTTCTAAACCAGCTTCACTACTTGTAGAAATAAGATTCATCATACCTCTTTCTACAGAACCAGAAGCTATGGTTGTTGCTATAGAAGCATTAGCAGTTCCATTAAAAGACGCACTACCAGTAATATCTCCAGTTAATTGTATATCTCTACTGTTAGCTAAACTAACAGCACTTCCAGTCACGTTAGCCTGTAACGTACCAGTTGATATAGTTAAATTACCTGTGCTATTTGCTGTTGCTGTTGTTGTTCCTACTATAAATTGATCTACACTTTCATCCCAACCAATAAAAGCATTATTACCTGTGCTACCTCTTTCTATTAATATTCCACAATCATTACCATTACTGCTAACACCACTATTTAATTCAAGAATATTATCACTGACAGTTGTATTAGTTGTAGAAACTGTTGTGGTATCTCCATTAACAGTCAAGTTGCCAGAAACTATTACGTTGCTACTAAAAGTTTTTGCACCACCAATAGTTTGTGCAGTTTCTAAATCACAAAAAGCACCTACTCCTCCTACCTTAACTACAGATGCAGCATTACCACCACTCGTGCCTTTACCCAAAAAGAGAATTTCATTACCTTCAGTAAAAGCTAATTCTGCGTTAGCTAGAGCAGAACTGTTTGGTGCTGTAGATCCAGTAGATCTTTTAATTCTAATTTGAGCCATGTTTTAAAAGGAGCCTCCGTCCACGATTGTTGATTTAGTAGTGGTTTGATCTGCTTTAAATTTAGCAGAACTTGAGTCATAGTAAATAATTGAACCATTAACCTTATTAGTTGAATCAAGATCAAAACCAGAACCAGCAGGACCACTAGGTCCTTGTGGCCCTGCCGTCTTAACTGTGACAACTCTAGTTTCACCATTAACAGTTACGGTGTTTTTATTTTGTGTAATGTTTATTTGGCTCATGTAAATACTGTATAACCTTCACTTACAAATATAGTCCCTTCTATGTAATATTCTTGCTTGTCAGATGGAGATTTTAATTTCACATCATATTTAAGTTCATTTAAGGTAAAAGTTTCTGTCTGTGAACGTGAAAGAGTTAATGTAAATGTACCATTAGATGCATTTGTTATATCAACAGTAAATGATGCAAAAAGTGTTGTTCTCGATTCATCATAAACTTGACTAGCTATTTGAAATCCAGTTAGATTCACTGGATTGTCATTACCATCTGTCAAGCTTATTGATTCTGTATGGTCTGACCTTCTTTGGACAGTAAAATCATAAGTCCCTGCAATAATAGCCATTTAACTATAAGGTGAAGAACCTAGTATATCAGTATTCCATTGTGCTTTCAGTGCATCTGTATCTGCTGCGGAATCAATACTAGAATCGGCTGGAGCATCTCTTAATGCTTGTCTTTTTGCTGCTATATCAGTTGTACTTGTACCAGCTTCTAAAGCTTTTGTAAATTCGACATCAAGGTCTTTAAATTTTTCTGCCCTTGCAGCACGAATGTTAGTTTTATGAATTTCTCTGGCTTTTGCCATATCAACACCAAATCCCATAATTTACTCCGAATAAGTCCAAGCGTTTCTAAAACTCCTGTCTGTAGGAATTGCAGATTTATCAACAGTATAAACAGTCTTACCACTAGGACAATCTTTATCTTTTATCTGATTTAAAGTTAAACCGCAATTATCTGATGGAATGACAATAGAAATACCACCCTCATCATTCTCATAAATAAATCTTTTATCTGAATTAGCCATAAGTTTTTAATTTAAGTATATCTTAACTAGTTTTAATCGCCAAAAACAGCAATATTAGCGGAATTTGGGTCAACAACGTTAAAATATGTATTAGTACCTAATGAAATTATTCTAAAAAGACCAGTTTCTTTTGCTGTATTTACTTCATCTACTAAAATAGTAAACGCATTAGTGCTGTTACTTTGAATTTGCCTACCATTACAAGCTACAACTGCGTAATTTGTAGTGGAAAAAGCATTAGAAAACCTTATTGTAAAATCTCCAGTACCATTATCAGTTATAGTACTTATATTAAAATCATCATTGATAGCTGCCGTACCTGTTCCGTTAAAATTTATCCATGCTTTTGCTCTACCTTGTGCAATCTCCTCTGGTGTTGAACTATTATTACCAGAAGTATCCTTAATATTTGTAGCTTGAAAATTTGTAGATGTTAATGTTGTCAATCCAGCGATAGTTGTAGCAGAAGCTCCTAAACTTATTGCAGTAGAACCAACTGTTACAGAAGAATTTGCTAAATTACTGTTTGCAATTGAAGAAGCACTTGTTAAAAGTGTTCCTGTTTCATCAGGCAATGTAATAGTTTTATTTGAAGATACAGTTGAAGGAGCTTTTATTCCAACATAATTACTACTGTCAGAATCACCAAATCTAACTTCATTTTGTGCATTTAAAGTTATACCATTCTGATCTAAAAATAGTTGTTCTATTGCCGCAGTTGCAATTCCAATTTGATTTGTTGATTTCTTAAATAATCCAGTATTAGTGTCACCAAAATGCAAAGCTGGAGCAGACGAAGATCCAGCAGAAACACCTAATACACCTGTTAAAGTACCCCCTGAAGCTGATAAAAAACCAAAGTTAGTTTGACTTACATTTCCTAAAGTAACAAAAGCCGAGTTAGCTCCGTTTCTGATTTTTAAGGTGTCAGTATCACTATCAATATGTAATTGATATGCTGCCAAATTTGCTGCTCCAGAAGGATCACCCGCAGCACTGTTAACTGTTCTTAAAGACTCAAGTATATCTTTTATTGCTGTTCTTACAGCTAAACCAGTACCATTATCTGGTGAAAAATTACTTGAGGATTCTTTACCTGTTGAATTAACTCTTGTCATTTAATTAAACACCTTTTCCATATCCTAACGCTTGAAATGTAAATTTCACATCTATGACTGCATTTGATTGGTTCTTAAAAACTATTGTAAACCCTGCACCACTTATAGCACTTAAAAGAAAAAATGCACCGCTTGGCATATCCTCTGGAGCTATAGAGATAGAAGGTAAAAATGCTGTAGTTGATCCACCAATATCACTAGTGCCTGTGAAGAATGGCTTACCAAATACAACTGCTAAACCGCTTGCGCTTGTTCCTGACTGTAAAGGTGTAGAAATAATATTTCCACTTGATTGATATTTGTTTTCTGTTCTTGATGGTAAAAAAGCGTCAAAGCCTAATTCTGTAAATTTTATATTTTCGTTAACATCAACAGAAATAAGATTGCCTTTAAATTTAAAAGCTCTTGCACTAAACGAACCATTAGTTAAATTTTGCTCTGTAGTAAAACTAGAGTTATCTTGTGATGTTAAAACTTGAACTTGACTTTTTAAACGATCACTTCCAGCACCGTCGACACTTAATCTTGCATCAAAATCAGGGATAGAGTCAAATTGATCTGATATAAAGAATCCTTCACTTTTAATGTGTCTTTTTAATCTTATATTTGTAAATACAGAACCAAAATCTAAAACAGATGCAAATTCATAACTGCCTGTAAGATTTGCTGATGGATCAGTTAATTGCAATGCACCAGACACAACAGATACATTTGTTTTTGTGCCGTTAAATGCTGATTGTTCTCTAAAATCATTACCACTTGCATTTTTTAGTTGTAATTCATCTGCCATCTCTGGAAGTGCTAATTCAACTTTTGCCTCTGTTGCTGAAAACCTACCACCTAAATCACGAAATTTTAAAGAATAAGTCCCTGATAAAGCTGGTAATATTGCTTCATTAGATGCACCATTGATATTTTCATTTAAAGGTGTTGAGTTTGCAAATGTAGCTAAAGATAATGTGTTTGGAGTATGTCTGATTTCACAAGCCCCGCCAAATTCAACATCAAGACTTGTTGTTTTAGTCCATGTTAATTTAACTTGTGAGTTATTAAGTGGTTCGATTTCTAAATTTGTTGGATTCTCAGGAGCAGCAGTTAAACCAAGAGTGTTTACACTAACTTCAGTAGGACTTGCACTTCTTTCTCCATTACTGTTTATTGTAAATATTTGAATAACATAAGTTCCAGCCTCAGATGGTAAAATTTCATGCTCTGATTGTTGTGTGTTAACTACAACTGGATTTTCATTATCTTTAGTAAAAATTAATTGATACCCAGAAGCACCATCTACAGATTTCCAATCAATAAAAAGCTTTGGAACAGGTCTATTATTATTTAAAACAATTTTTTCTTCTATTGCTTTTGTACCATCTGATCCGTTAATTATTTGTGGTGATGGTAAAAGAGAAGTTAATAAATTTATATTTTTCACTGGTAATTGCTCACCATCTTCTATTGCTTCATATTTATTAGGATTATGAATTACTGCTGTAATTGAAAAACTTTTTTGTTTGTTTTCTTTTATATTTACAACTCTGAAAGATTGTGCTGAAAGAGTTGCAGATTCTAAAATATATGGACTGTTTTGTACTGGGGCTGATGAAAAGTTAGAAGATACATTTACAAGATTTCCACTTGTATAGGATGAAATGTTTTTTGTTTCTACTGTGCCATCTGACAACATACAGCTTATAGTTGGACTATCACTTATATCTGGTAAATTAGTCTGTGTTACATCATCAAGTGTTACTTGACTAACTGAAGCTGTTTTAACTAAGCCTCCCCTTCTTGTAGCAGCCTTAACCCTGTCTGCAATACCAATAATATCTCCAATCCTTATAACAGATCCAGACGCAATATTAGTTTCAAAAGTACAAGTTTCTGTTTGATTTTGTTGTGTTTGTAAAAACCATTTTCCAACTCTTTGTGCCATACCTCTAGAGGTCGTACCAAAAGTATTAATTGTTTTTGTCTGTGTTCCATATTTTTGTTGTGCAGTACTATCTTTTACAGTCACATAATCTATTTCTTGTGTTTCTAAATCAAAATATGAAACATTAATTACGTTAAATCTAGTTTTTGATGAACTGCCAGAATATACAAATTCGCCATTTACCACATTAGCGTTATTGAAAACATAATCAAAACTTACAGAACTTGGATTATCAATATCTTTTGGTGCGTCCTGAGAAATTTTTATAGTTCCCTCTTCGTAGTAAGGTATTGCTCTCATTACAGAGCAAATATCTTTAATTACTGCCATTGCATCACGTCTATTATTAATATTTGCATTTATAGAGAATCTAGGTTCTTGACCACCATTTCCATCATCTACTAATTGACTACAATATTTACTAACACCAAAAAAAGAAAAAACGTCTAACTCTGACTCTGGTATTGAACAACCACTAACGCTATCTGTTAAAAGATCATATAAAACAAAAGCAGGGTCACTTGTCCATTCTTTATCTGTTTTAAACGACCCATTAAAAGTTCCAGAATATGTTAACCGACCATTTGTATAATCAACAGTGGCATTATGGGGTATTTTTACAAGTTTCCCTCTTACTCTAAAAATTCGATTTGGGGCAGAGGTAAATAATTCTGAAGAAAATCTAAGAGAGGAGTATGCAATATTAGGATAGTTATTCTGCTCTCTAATAATTTGCCTTATTTCTGCTAAACGCATTGTATTAAATGTATTTTCGTCACCAACATCATTTGCTCTTTCAACACTTACTACAACAGGAAAAAAATTTGTTTCATTAAAATTTGGAAAATCTTTGAAATTTATACCAAAATCTCTTGAATAAGGGTTAAAACTTTTACCCGTAATTGTTTCATCAATTACTGTTGCTTGAGATGCATTGTTTGGATTGACTTTTATTAAAACTCTGACGCTTGTAGATTCTCTATTACCATTTTCTGTATTAAGTTTAAAAAATTGATCAAATTTTACCTTAACTTGAACAGTGTCAATAGATGAATTTGTGATAGTACCTGATCTTGGCGTTGCCGATCCTCCTACTGGAAAGCTACATTCTTGCCCTTTATCACCTGTTATAACTTCACTTGATTGTTGTTGTGCTGCAAACAAAACTTCATTGTTAGCAGTTCCATCTTGAAACTCAAAAGTAAGTCTATCTTTTGGATAATTAAAATCTGAGTCTATAGGACTTGTATTACTTGCGTCACCCTGTAACACAGCAGTTTTATTTAAAAACAAATCTTTAAGAAAAGCATTTTTAAAAGCTGTGCTTGTTTTATCTGTAATTCTTGCTCTACTTGCTGTCGCAGATCCTTCAATCTGTCCTTCTCCTATTGCGTCAACAACAGTACCAAAATCAATAGATTTTAGTTTATCGTTGCCAAGTAAAGCATCTACAATTTTTCTATTTAAAAAAACCATATTTACTCATTAACAACTTGAAAAGTATCAACAGAAGAACTGACAACTGTACTACCTACTAAAGTTTCTCCATAAATTATATTAATTGGTACACCTTGTTTTGAATTATTTAAAAGACCTGTAAATGTATAGCTTGGATCTTGTGGGTCTTCTTGTCTGTCAAAATTTTGAGGCTTCGGATCTGGTGTCAATAAATTTGTTACTCCATCAATCAAAAAACTTACACCTATTGAGGTTAGAACGGTGCCAAGAGTTGTACTTAAAATAGTTATACCAGCTATTGTTGGCACTGCGGCAGCACCAAACGCACCAGCAGCTAAAACAAATGGTAATATTTCACCATGAACAACAGGAATAATTTTAATATCACTTTCTGTCTGCATATCTAATAAATCTTCAGTAATTCGCACATTACCAGCCATAACACAATATTCCTGTTCTTTTATATGTTTTCCTACACCTTTAAAATTATTAATTAAAAAACTAAAAGCTTCTTTAGGACTTTTTGCATTTATTTCAAATGTTGATTGTCCTATAAACTTTCTTAGTCTGCCATAAATACTTAATTTAATCATTTATTTCAGAAGGATATAAAACAATAATAGACTTTGTTTTAGGTTCAACAAGATAAAAAGGTAAATCATTAAACTTACAACTTATTTTATCAGCATGACTAAATGCCATTTCTCCATCAGGATGGCTATGCACGATACCAAGAACTTCTCCTTGATCTTCACCACTTGAATAATCTAAAGGGTCTATAACAAATGACTTCTCTTTATATGTACCTGATATATTTTTACATTTCCAATAAGTTTCAATACCATCTATATCAATTATTAATCCACATGATTCCTCTTTATCACACTCTAAAGCGTGTTTAAAAGCATCTGTAGCCCATGTATATTCTGTCATTAGACAAATGTTCCAACAGCAGGGAACAAGTCTCTGGTGACTACTCTCTGAGGTATTTCCCTATTTTCCAAGTCGTTTGCAGCAGTAAGTTCAAATTGTACAACTTGCCTATTTTCAACCGCTTTTCTATCTATTACAAATATCTCATCACGCAATCTGTCAGAACTAGGAGTTCCAAACGGATTTGAACCAGATGAAAAATTTGAGTTATCTAAAGCAGACGCAAGGGGCATTTTCCTAGTAAGCTTTGCACCTATTAGATCATTATGTGGAGTAACCTGATTTACGCTATTAAGAAAATCACTCATTGTAATAACTGTTCCTGAAGTTGGATTTTGAACAAAACCACCTAAATTGGAAAAAGTAATTGTTGGTCTTGAGATAGTGCCTGTGCTTTTCTTTTCAAAACCTTCTATTTGTACCGCTACTCTTTGATAAGAATTAGATTGAAATATTACTTCACCAAAATTGTTTAGATTTGCACCAGCATGAAATCTATATACTGTAGGAAGGTTTTGTGGATTTCCAGCAGCTATATGAGTTCCTACTGTAAGCTCAAGTTCAAACAGTTCAATAATAGAACTTGGATTTATTTTATTTAGTTCAACAAAAGGTATTGCCATTATGCCTCGAATACCTCTCTAAAAACACAAGATAATCTAACTCTATTTAAAAATGGAATTGATCTTGGAAAAGAATCACAAACAAATTTTCTTGAGCTTGTTTCGCTAGGTAATGTGTAGTCAAAAGATGCACCATCATCAATTCTTGAGTTTAAAAAAGTAATTGCTGTATCAGCATCAGTTTGTGAAAGTTCAAAAACTAAATTAACAGATAAAGCGTTTTGATTTAATCCCTGAGTTAATCTTTGCTCAAACCCATCACCAAAAGAAACCACGTTTACAGATGGTTTTGGTGTGATCCTAGTATTGTAAGTTGGGTTTGCAATTGGAAATGTAGCCATTAATTTAATAAACCTCCAGATCGTTTTTGATTTATTATTTCAGCCTGTATTGCTGCTGCAAGCTGCTCTCCAAACTGCGTTGCATCAGCATCATTACCTTGTACGGATGAGCCTGAGGCATCTACATTGATAACAATATTATTACTTATTGATTGACCTCCCAGTTGATTATTAGGAATTATATTGCCTCCTCTTGAACCCATTTGTAATAATTCTGGGCCTTTCTCTCCAACTATGAAAGCACCGCCAGCAGAAACAGGGCCACCATTTGCTCTGAAAGCATCTGCTGAAGCTTTGCCAATAAATCGATTTGTAGAAACTCCACCACCACCAAAGATCCCACCTAAAGCAGTTCCTATAAAATCACCAATACCAGAAACAGCACGTTGCATTGCAACTTCAACAAGTTTTCTTTTTAAATCATTAAGAACACTAATTGCAGCTTGAGCAAGTGTTTTTGTACCCATTACAGCATCAGTAAGATTAGAGACAATGCCTTGTTCTATACCTTGACCAATCTCCATAAACTTCTCTTTTAATAAATCAGCTTCAGATTTAACATTTAATAATTTATCAGCAAATTTATCTGTACCAAGAGAAAGGCCATTAACTAAAAAGTTTGTTTGCTCTAAACCAGTATTAAATAGTTCATTAAAAGTAACAGTTCCTTCAACAGCAGTTTTTATCTTTTCAGTATTATCTTTTGTTTTAATCACCTTTTCGTTAGTTTTTTTAGTTTCATTTGTAAACTGTTTT